TTGGTTGTAAGTCTGATCCAAAATCTATTAATCAAGCCATCCAAGCAGCCACCCCAGAACAAATGCTTGAGCTTAAAAAAGCCGAGCAAAACTTTGAGTTACAAATGAAAGAACTTGAAGTAGATGTATTTAAATTAGAAGTACAAGATAAACAAGATGCTAGAGGTAAGTTTAGTAAAGACTGGACTGTTAGAATTATGGGCATTGCTGTTGTTGGTGGGTTTATGGGTTATATATTTTTAGTGACTTTACAGCCACCAGAACAAAACAGCGAAGCTTTAATTAACTTAGTGCTTGGTTACCTTGGCGGTCTAGCCAGTGCCGTGATATCATTTTATTTCGGTGCATCTAATACTCCCGATAAAAAAGATGACTAATAGAAAAACAGTTAATGATGTAGACTCATCTTTAAAAATTCACGAGGCAAAATGTGAAGAAAGGTGGAAGACTATCTTTTCAGAAACAGCAGAAATAAAACAACAGATGTCTGACTTAAACCAAACTTTAAAAATGGCGGCTTTCGGATGCTTTGGATTTTTAGGAACTTTATTGGTAGCAATTATTGCGGGCGTTCTGCCCATAAACTAATGCATATATCTGAAGAAGGCTTATGCCTTATTAAGAAATTCGAAGGGTGCGAAATGCGAGCCTATTTAGATGCAGTCAATGTTCCTACCATTGCCTATGGCAGAACAAAAAATGTAAAACTAGGCGATACCTGTACAAAACAACAAGCCGAAGAATGGTTGTTAGAAGAAATCAAAGAATACGAAAACTATGTAGAAGATGCTGTCAAAGTGCCTTTAAACCAAAATCAATTTGATGCTCTAGTTTCTTGGACTTATAACTTAGGTCCATCCAATCTAAACAGCTCAACCATGTTAAAAAAATTAAATGCCAAAGAATATGAAGATGTTCCAGCACAAATAAAAAGATGGAACAAAGCTGGAGGACAGGTGCTTGAGGGTTTAACCCGCAGGCGAAATGCCGAATCTCTACTTTTTGAAGGAAAGGAGTGGGGTAAAATTTAAGGAGTAAACCATGGCTGTGACAGCTCAAAGAGTTGCGTTGGCAGGTGAATACTTAGTGGCATCATACTTGCTTAGATATTGCGACTCTGCGATATTAGCCCCAGAGGGTCATACCTCAGACATCATCCTTGACCATGAAAATAAACTGTATCGTATTCAGGTCAAAACCACTAACAGCATTTACCACAAAAGAAATCAACAATATTATAGGTGGAATTTCCGCTCTAACAGAGAAAGCAACAGGCAAAGCAAAGAGCAAAGATATGGTAGCGGTCAGATAGATATTTTTTGTTTTGTGGCATTGCCTCTTGATAAAATATTTTTTCTTGCTTATGAAGAGACGCAAAACTCTGTTGCAAAAACCATAGATAATATAATTGCAATAAATACAAAAGACACCCTATTGCAAGCATTGGAGCAGGCAAATAAACCACCAAAATTAAAACCTTTGGATTTAGAGTAAAATAAGTTAGAATCAACACTTAATAAAAAGAGAACCTATGAAATCTACCAAACGAAATACATTTACTTTAGACACAGCCTTAATAAAACTTCAAACAGTTTTAGAGGAAAGGGACGATGATTATGGTAGTTCCAATGATTTCTTTGATGATTTGGCTGATATGTGCAATGTTATTCTAGGAAGAAAGCTTTCAGAGAAGCTTAACAGCAGTGATGCCGCCAATATCATGTTATGCATGAAACTAATCAGAATTTCACAAAATCCAAGCCATGAAGACAGCTGGATTGACACAGCAGGTTATGCCTTATTAGGGCTATTAAAACAAGAAGAACTGTGTGAAAATGAAGATTGACATGTTTCTTGTGGGTATCTATGTATATCTCCTCTCTCTCATAAACTCATGTCACGGGAAGTTGGCGATTCTCCCCCCTATAAAAATTGTCCAGCTTCCCACCTGACATGCTAGATTTAAACAAAATAAAATCATTTGATATTTTATCTAAAGATGAGCAGATAGAAGCTTTAACTTTGATTGAAAAATGGAAAAATATTAAAGGCAATGAAAAATGCAGGAATGATTTTTTAGAATTTGTTAAAGCAATGTGGATAGGTTTTATCATGGGAAGGCATCACAAAATCCTGTCCGAGAAGTTCAACCGAATAGCACAGGGCAAATTAAAACGACTAATTGTTTGTTTGCCCCCAAGACACTCTAAATCAGAATTTGCCTCAACCTTTTTTCCTGCATGGATGATGGGATTAAATCCATCGTTAAAAATTATTCAAGCAACCCACACCGCAGAACTAGCGGTACGATTTGGTCGAAGAGTTCGAAACATTATTGACTCTGAAGACTATCAATCAATCTTTCCAAACATCAGCCTATCAGATGATAACAAGTCAGCAGGAAGGTGGACAACCAATGCTGGTGGAGAAGCTTTCTATTCAGGAGTGGGCGGAGCCATCACAGGTCGTGGTGCAGATTTACTCATCATTGATGACCCTCACTCAGAGCAAGATGCCATGTCCCCAACTGCCATGGATGCAGCTTGGGAATGGTACACATCGGGTCCACGCCAAAGGTTACAGCCGGGCGGTACTATCATCTTGGTGATGACCCGTTGGTCTACCAAAGACTTGGCTGGTCGGTTACTAAAAAGACAAAACGAAGAGCATGCAGATAAATGGGAGTTAGTAGAATTTCCAGCCATCATGCCTGACTCAGAAGAACCTCTTTGGGGAGAGTTCTGGAAAAAAGAAGAGTTGTTAGGTGTCAAAGCATCACTGCCAATTTCCAAGTGGAATGCTCAGTGGATGCAAAACCCAATCGCAGAAAGTGGCTCTATTATTAAAAGAGAGTGGTGGAAAACTTGGGAGAAAGACGATATACCGACATGCGAATGTATTATACAAAGCTACGATACTGCCTTTAGTTCCAAAGAAACCGCTGACTATTCGGCTATAACGACATGGGGCATATTTCATCCAGATGAGGGCGATGAATCAGCCATCATACTTTTAGATGCATCAAGACACAGAGTGGATTTCCCAGAACTTAAAAGCATAGCCTTAGAGGAATACAAGTATTGGGAACCAGATATTGTTTTAATTGAAGCAAAAGCCAGCGGCACACCTTTGGCTCAAGAGCTAAGAAAGATTGGTATTCCTGTGCAATCCTACTCTCCGAGCAGAGGGCAAGACAAAATAGCCAGAATGAACTCTGTATCACCGATGTTTGAAAGTGGAATGATATGGGCAACAGAAGACACTTTTGCAGAAGAAGTCATAGAAGAAATGGCTTCCTTTCCCTACGGAGAGAACGATGACTTTGCGGATTCCGCAACCATGGCTCTTATGAGGATACGACAAGGTGGCTTGATAGAGCTAGGCACAGACTATCAAGATGAGGTATCATTCGATAGGAAGAAATTAAGTTATTATTAATGAAAATATTTATTACAACTTTTTACCATGACGGTCAGCCTTTTGAGGGACCAAAGATATATGCGGAAAACTTAGAAGTTGCTGAGTTAATTGCCGAGGTGGACGGATACATTATTGAAGGAGAATTAACGGATTTAGTTCAGACAAGGGAACATAAAAGAGTATTACATTAAACATTTTTAAATTTTAAATATATAATAAACCACTATGGCAATAGAAAGAAGATTAGGCACAGAAGAAAACCCAGACATTATTGATCAGGGCAAGTCAATTGAGATAGAAGCTGAGGCTCCTACATTTGACGAGCAACTGATGGAAGCACTGGAGGTTACCATCTCAGAAGATGGCATTACCATTGGTGAAGAAGAAGTTGAAGAGCAAGAAGAGATACCGTTTGACGCTAACTTGGTTGAGTATCTTGATAATAATATTCTAGGTTCTATTTCTAAAAAATTAATTGACAATGTAGACAGCGACAAAGAATCCAGAAAAGACTGGATGAAGACTTATACAGACGGTCTAAAATATTTAGGCATGAGGTTTGACGAACATAGAAGTCAACCATTTGAAGGTTCAAGTGGAGTTATTCATCCTATATTGGCTGAATCTGTAACTCAATTCCAAGCTCAAGCCTATAAAGAACTATTGCCCGCTAGCGGTCCAGTTAAGACACAGATCATTGGTCAAAGAAACGCTAACACAGAAATGCAGGCTGAAAGAGTTTCTGAGTTCATGAATTATTACATCATGAATGAAATGCCTGAATACGATCCTGAGCTAGATCAATTATTGTTCTATCTACCGTTATCAGGAAGTGCCTTTAAAAAAGTTTACTATGATGCGTCAAAAAGAAGACCTGTCTCCAAGTTTATTCCCGCTGAAGATTTGTTGGTTCCCTATGAGGCTACTGACCTGCTTAGTGCAGAAAGAGTCACACACATAGTGTCCATGAGTAGCAATGAAGTAAGAAAATTACAGCTCTCAGGCTTCTATGCGGATGTTGATCTGACAGGAAACGACATAGAAATAAGAAACTCAGTGACAGAAGAGATTGATAAAATTCAAGGCATGGAGCCTGAATACGGCAACGATGAGCAAAGAAAATTGTATGAAATTCATACCGTTGAAGACATCGAAGGTTTTGAAGATTTAGACGAGGAAGGCGAACCAACAGGATTAAAACTTCCTTACATCATTACCATAGACGAGTCATCGCAAACCGTTTTATCCATTAGAAGAAATTACGAGCCGCAAGACCCTATCAGAAACAAAATCAATTATTTTGTTCAGTACAAGTTCTTGCCGGGTCTTGGCTTCTATGGCTTAGGCTTATCTCACATGATTGGCGGGCTATCAAAAGCTACCACATCTATCTTGAGACAATTGATTGATGCAGGAACATTATCTAATTTACCAGCAGGTTTTAAAGCTCGTGGTATAAGGATTAGAGATGAGGCATCTCCACTACAACCGGGCGAATTCAGAGATGTGGATGCTCCGGGCGGAGCGTTAAGAGACTCTCTTATGCCTTTGCCTTACAAAGAGCCAAGTCAAGTTTTATTTAACTTGCTTGGGCTATTGGTTCAAAGTGGTCAACGATTTGCTTCCATAGCAGACATGAATGTTGGCGACTCCAACGCAGCTATGCCTGTTGGCACAACCGTGGCTTTATTAGAAAGAGGCACAAAGGTTATGAGTGCTATTCACAAAAGATTGCACTATTCACAAAAAACTGAATTTCAAATTTTAGCCAGAGTCTTTGGTGAGTTCTTGCCTCCTGTATATCCATACGAAACAGGCAGTGGATCAAGAGAGATTAAGTTAGAGGATTTTGATAGAAAGGTTGATATTATCCCTGTGTCAGACCCAAACATTTTCTCAATGAGCCAACGAGTTGTTCTAGCCCAAGAGTTATTGGCAATGGTTCAATCAAACCCAGAGATTCACGGTCCACAAGGATTGTATGAAGCTTACTATAGAATGTACGCAGCTTTGGGCGTAGACAACATCGAATCGTTGCTTATACCTCCACAAGACACAACGCCTAAACCAATAGATGCAGGAATTGAAAACAGTGGCTTATTGCAAGGTCTCCCTGCTAATGCTTTTGTTGAACAAAACCATGAGGCACATATTGAGGCTCACAAGACTTTGTTTTTAACACAAGGCGTGCAAATGAACCCTCAGTTACAATCAGTGATTATTGCTCATGTGATGCAACATTTACAATTCCTAGCCAATAAAATGGCAGAAGAACAAATGCCACCTGAAGCAAAACAACAGATTGAGCAAATGACGCAACAGTCACAACAAATGGATGCACCGACACAAGCTATGATCCAACAACAAATAGCGTCAATGATTGAGGGAATAAGTTCTCCAATATTGGCACAACTATCAAATCAGTTCTTGTCTTCAATTCAACCACCGCCACAACAAGACCCACTGGTTGCTATTAGGCAACAAGAGCTTGGACTGCGTGACAAAGAAATTGAATTGAAAAATCAACAGTTTTCTTCCAAAGAGCAACAAGATGCAATGGAGAAATCTGCCGAACTGCAATTGCAAAAACAAAAAGCAGATCAGCAAGCAATGAACGCATCAGACAAGAACGACATTGCAAAAGACAGACTCAAGCAACAAGCTGAGTTAAAATTAATTGATTTACAAGCGAGGATGAATAAATGACAAGTTCAATCAACAGAAAAATACAAGAGCAAATAAAAGAAAATAAAATTCTTGAAAAACAAAAGGTAGCAAACGCTGAAGCTTTAATTAACAACATAGAAATACTTGAGCCAGAACCTGTGGTTGAGGTTGAAGTAGTTGTTGAAGAAGTGGTTAAAGAAAAAGCAAAAGCTAAAGCTAAACCAGTTGCAAAGAAAAAGAAAGTTGCAAAAAAGAAAAGTGTTTAATACACACAATTAATAACCAAGGAGCAAAAAAATGAAAGTGAAAACTTCACTAAATATAAAAGGTCAAGGAAGCATACCGCTGTCCCAGCCAAAGAAAGTCAAGGTAGAACCATTCAAACCGGGCAGTGGCAAAGGAAAAAGCAGAGGCAAGGGTGCTGCTTTAAGAGGTAATAACTTCAGTGGCGTATATTAGATAATGGACAAGTATGATTTTATTCATGCTCTCCGAAAAGATTTAAAAAGTAGAGAGGAGCAAGTTAACGAGATTGTCATGTCTGGCGGGGTAAAGGACATGGAAAATTATCAGTTTTTAATGGGAGAAATTTCCGCAATTTCATACATTCATGATAAGATAAAGGAACACTTACATCACGAAGGAGATATTGTCGATGAATAAGAAAACTTCAATTAAAAAAGAAGAAGATACGATTAGTTTAGAAGAGGCTTTTGTTAAAGAAAATGAAAGGGTATTAGACCCATCTTTGATTGATAAAAGCGTCCTCGAAAGAATGCCTCAACCAACTGGTTGGCGTATTTTGGTTTTACCCTATAGAGGCAAAGGCATTACCGAAGGTGGTATTTTGCTTACTAAAGGAACTATAGAAAAAGAAACCTTAGCAACTGTTGTTGCTTATGTGGTTGCCATGGGTCCAGACTGCTACCAAGATGCAAGGCGATTTAAAGATCGAAAGCATTGGTGCGAGAAAGGACAGTGGATACTCATAGGCAGATATGCAGGTTCAAGGTTTAAACTGGCGGATGATAGTGAGGTGAGAATCATCAACGATGATGAAGTCATTGCTACCATCCTTAACCCTGATGACATCGTTTCAGCATAGGAGAAAAATATGATAGACGAAACTAATAAAGAAATTCAGGTTCAACTTGATGACATACAAGAAAGCACAGAATCGATAGAGCTTCCTGTTGAAGATCAAGATGCCTCCGCTGACTCAGGCAGTGAGGATGAACTAGACAAATACACCCGTGGTGTAAGCAAAAGAATCAACAAGCTTAACGAAAGGGTTCGCATGGCTGAAGAAAGAGCTGCTCAAGCTGAAACTAAGTATTATTCACTTCAAGGTGAATACGCTACAGTTAAGAATAAAGCCAGCGTTCTGGACAAGAGTTACACGGATGAATACGAAAGCCGTGTTAAATCTCAAAGGCAACAAGC